GCTGGTGGGATCAAACCCACGAGGCGTGGTGTTCTCTGAGTACGCGATCGCCAACCCCAGAGCATACGACTTTATCCGTCCGATACTTGCCGAAAACGGGGGCTGGGCGCTGTTCCCGTACACCCCTCGCGGTCGCAATCATGGCTTTGAGCTGTATGAGAAAGCAGGCAATGACCCGCAGTCCTTCGCTGAAGTCCTGACCTGTGATGATACCGGGCACATGACAGCCGAAGCACTGGCACGTGAGCAGGCAGAGATGTCCGAGGAGCTGTACCTACAGGAATACTGGGGGTCATTCGACTTCGGTCTGGAAGGCAGCTACTACGCCCGCCAGATGAACAAGGCCGTAACAGACGGCAGAGTCACGCAAGTGCCTGTCGATGAGGCGTATCCGGTCTGGCCTGTGCTTGACATCGGACTGGATGACAGTACGGCGATATGGTTCGTGCAGGCGTTACCGGGTGGTGCGCTGCATTGGGTGGACTACTACGAGGCGAACGGTGAGCAGGTCAAACACTATGCAGACCACATCAGGCAGACGGGATACGGGTGTAATCACGTCATTTTACCGCACGACGGCAACCATCATCGTATTGGTATGCCCCGCAGCGTGGCGGAGCAGTTTGAGGATTTGGGCTTTCAGGCGACTGTCCTTAAGCAAGTTTCCAACATACAACCCTATATCGAGGATTGCCGCGTGGCTCTGGCTAAATCTTTCTTCGACGCAGACAAGACAGAGCGAGGGCGGTCGTGCCTGAACGCGTACCGCCGCGAGTATGACGATAAGCGGCAGGTATTTAAGCCCACGCCGCTGCATGATTGGGCGTCAGACGGCGCCGATGCGTTCCGCTATGCGGTGCAGGCATACAACGAGGGGCTGTTGATTGAGCAGCACTGGGGCGAGATCGACTACAGCGAAATGAACAGGGCAGTCATATGAAACGCAGGACAGAGGAAGAACTGGTCGGGATCATCTGGGGCAATTTGAGCCGAGCCAGTGACTTCAGCACCAGTCAGTTGCAGGAAACACGGCGCAAGGCGTGGAACTACTACCTGAACCGCCCGAGGGGTGATGAGCAGGAGGGACGTTCACAGGTGCAGGACACCACCATCCGCGACACGCACCACGCGCTGATGTCGACCATCATGCCAGCCTACTCCACCGATAACATTGTGCAGTTTGAACCGTGCGCTGCCGGCGATGAAGATCAGGCAGAAGCGGAATCTGCAGCCGTCAACAATATCTTCACAGAGGATAATTCGGGCTATACCCAGCTCAATAACGCGGTCAGCGATGCGCTGTTGTTTGCAAACGGGGTGATGAAGGTCTGGCTGGATGACCAGGTTGATAAACAGACCGTGGTTCTGGAGCCAAGCGTTACAGACGGCGCTGTCCGTGCCTACTACAAGGCTGAAGGGTCTGAGGTTACAGCTATAGACCGCTCTGATGATGCGGTCACGGTGCAGATAGAGCGCACCACCCAGAAGCTGCGCACAGAGAGCATAGAGCCGAGCTACTTCTATGTAGATCCCAATGCGCAAGACCAGAACATCCAGAGCCATAGGTTCATAGCGGAGCGGGTGATCCTGATGCGCTCTGAGCTTGAAGAAATGGGCGTTAGCCGTGCCAAGGTCAAGCAACTGACCGAGATTACGGACGAGGGCATGGTCGCCGGTGCTGGCATTACGGCTGTTGATGTGGCGGCTAAGTACATCGGTGAGCAGCCGACCTATGAGCAGGCGGCAACCTATGCCGAGCAGCGGTGCGAGTGCTACTGGGTACACATGCTGATTGATGGCGAGAAATGGCGTTTTCTAATCGGCAGCCAGATATTGCTGCTGAAGTCGCCTGTCAGTTACTTCCCTTATGCGACGGGTGCGGCGTGGCCTGTCAGCCACAGGTGGGCGGGTTTGAGCCTGTATGACCTGCTGCGCCAGACGCAGGACAGCAAAACCAGCATTTTGCGGCAGTACCTGGACAACCTGAACGTGGCAAACAACGCCAGCCCCATTTTTGACCCGGCGACAACCAATACCGATGACCTGCTGGCGCGGGCGCCGGGGCGTGGCCTGCGCAGTAAAGACCCTGCGTCGGTGGGCTGGATGCCAACGGTAGATGTCACCACCCAATCGCTTGCCGGCCTGTCCTACTTTGACGAGGCCGCTACCCGTCAGGCTGGTGCGGCGCTGGATATGGCGAGTGCTGAAGCACAGTCCGTGAAGGACGTGTCAGGGCTGTCCGTAGAGATGCAGACCGCACCCAAAGAGCAGATGGCAAGCCAGATAAGCCGCAACCTTGCCGAGACACTGGTCAGGAATACTTTTCTGCTGATCCACAGGGTATTGCGGGAAGAATGGAGCGGCACTATCACATTCAGGCGCACCGATGAGTGGGTAGACGTGAATCCCAGCGAGTGGAAGCCCCGCAACCGCATAAATATCACTGTCGGGCTGTCGCCGGGTGACAGGCGCCGGCACCGTGCTGCGCTGGAGTTTGTCATGGCACGGCAGATGGAGTTGATCGTCGGCGGTGCTGCCAATATCGGCGCGACCTACAAGAACTGGCACAACGCGATGTCGGACTGGCTGAAAGCGGCAGAGCTGGACGGTGCTGAAGGGTATTTCCTCGACCCTGATGGACGCGAGTCACAGGCCGGTCAGCAGGCCGCAGCACAGGCTGCGCAGAGCCAGATCGACCCGACACAGGTCGCCATCCAGCTAGAGGGCGCCAAATTGCAGGAAGACGCCCGCCAGCACGACACAGAATTGCAGTTCAAGTACACAGAATTAGCTCAAGAGGGCGAAGTTGAGGAAGCAAAACTTGTCGCAGACGGAATCAAGGCCAGCATTAGCGCCGCAACAGGCGCGGGAACTGGCGAAGCTGGTCGAGCAAACGGGGCTGATCGAGGCAATCAGGGCTGACCTGTATGTCCGCTGGTGCAACAGCCGCGATATGGATGACTGGTCGGAGGTTCTGGTGGCGCATACGCTGCTAGACCGTGCGGAACAACTACTGAGGGATATGACAGATGACAGTTGAACAGTCCGCCGATCAGGCGCATACTATTGAAGACCTGGCAGGAATGCTGGGTCAAACATCACCGCCGGACGAGGGTTCGCAGGGTGATGCTCTATCGCTACCCGAGGGGGAAGCGCCACAGGCTGAGTCTGAGCCAGCCACAGAAAGCTCAGAGGCCGTACAGGATGAACAGGAGGCTGTTCAGAAGCTCACGGTTAAGGCACTGGCTGAAAAGCTAGAGACAGAGCCGGGTCAGTTGTATGACACCCTGCTGATTGATGTAGGTGGTGAGGAACCGCTAACACTTGGTCAGATTAAAGACAGGGCAAAAGAACTGGTCAGACTCGATGAAGTGGTTGCAAGTGCAAACGAGCAGCGGCTTACGGTAGAGAATCAACTGATGCAGCAGCGCGCCGCCTTACAGCGGCAGGCCAGACGGATGGGCTACCAGCCCACTGAGGCCGATATGGCTGAAGCACAGGCGGAGACCGAGCAGTATCTGAAGTTGCAGGAGGCGCTGGCTGTTGAATACATGCCCGAATGGGCTGACACCGGCGTCAAACACGAGGATATGAAGGGCATTCAGTCCATACAGGACGAATACCTGTTCGGAGAGGCGGAGCGGCGACTGATGGTTGACGCACGGCTACTGAAGGTCTTCCGGGACTACCACCGGCTGCGGGCAGAGGTGAACAGCGTGGCGAGTAAGCAAAAGCGCCAGAAAGTGAACCAGAAGCCCAGCTCACAAACCGGCACCGGCAACCGTGTGGCGAAAATTCGGGAACTGGCACAAACAGATCAAGGCGCTGCCATTTCCGAGCTGAGTAAATACTTAGGGTAATGATATGGCACAGTTAGAACAGGTCGACATCCGCGAAGTACCGACAAATCTCAACAGAGAAGACGTGCTCCAGCAGATCGTCGACATTTCACGCATCCCGCTTCCGTTCATGGACATGGTGAGCAAGCGGTCACACACCAACACGAAGTTTGAATGGTCGGCAGACCGTCTGGCAGACCCGGATACCACTAACGCGGTGATTGACGGCTCTACTGCCCCGGCTGCGACATCGGCGCCCGCTGTACGGCTGGCGAACTACGGTCAGATCAGTCAAAAGACGGTCGGCACCTCGACTCGGGTTGAAGCCTCTAACAATGTGGGCAATGAATCACTGGCTCGCCAGATTCAGAAAGCCACGCAGGAGCTGCAGCGCGACATGGAAGCCATCCTTTTGTCGAACCAGGCGAACCGTGCTGACACCGGCACAGGTGGCGTTGCGGGTCTTACCGCAGGTCTGGAGGCATGGGTTGATGACTCGACTATTGAGCAGACGCCCGTCACAAAGTCTCCGCAGTGCTATGTTGACCTGTCTACAGGCGGCATTGGCATCGGCGGCTGGACGAACCGCACAGGCGAGATTATTCCGGCAGTGGATTATTCCAGCGTCACGGCGGTCAACGCCCTGACGTTCAGCAGCATTAAGGATGTGCTTGACGCGCTCTATCAGCTCGGGACTACAACCCCCAGCAAGCTGATGGCGCGCCCGGCTGTCATTCGTGCGCTGTCGGAGTTCATGTTCACCAGTTCGGCGCAGATTGCATCGCTGGTGCGTGACCGTAACGAGATGGGTGCAGCACAGGCGCAGGCCAGTGTTAACACGCTGCTGTCGGATTACGGTTTCGTTGTGGACTTCGTGCCGAATCGCCTGATGCAGCAGTCTGGTGATGGCTCGCCGGATTCTGACACCATGTTCATCTTTGACCCGCAGTTCTTGCAGGTTTCGATGCAGGGTGGCGGCATCCGTTCCAAAGAGCTGCCGGTTTCCGGTCTGGCTCGGGCTGTTCAGGTTCACTGCGACTACGGTCTGCAAGTGTCCAACCCGGACGCACTGGGCGCTATCTTCGGCATTGATGACAGCGCAGCGGTAACGGCCTAATGTCGGTACAGGACACGCTGCGGGCGGCACACGGAAAGTTTATTCGTGAACGGCGTTATCCGCAGCGTGATTCTGTGCTGAAGCAGAATGCGGAGTTGCAGAAAGCAGATGCAGTGAAGCCCACAGAAGGGCTTCGGGCGTTTGCTAACTTTCCTCCGCATGAGCTGGAGCGGTTAGCGGAGAAGGGCAGGACAGACCGGGACACTCCGAGCTGGTATACCGACTTGACCAGTCCTGATCCGCATTATCGTTCCCGCGCTATACAACGGCTGGTCAACAGCAGTGAAGGGCGCGAGTACCGCGTAGGCAGCACCAGCAGGAAATCGTTCTACTTCAAGAACAACCCCCTAGCGAGGGACAAGTAAATGGCAGGCAAACACTACAACGTTGGTATTGCGTCAGGGTACTTCAATCCGGCCTTATTGAACGAGCCGCCGGTATTCCCCGGCAGCCGTACAGATCGCGCCTATGCTGAGGGCAGGGCGGCGGGCCTTGGTGGTCTGGGTAACGGGCCTCATGCTACAGACACTCCCGAATACTGGGCGTGGGAGAACGGATGCTTTTTCTCTACCTTGGCTAATGCCAAGATCCAGACGGGCATTGATTAATGTTGACGCACGGGCGCAGACACCTGATAGGTGGCGCTAACCTGCTGCTGGTGGGTGATTCGTGGACGGATGACACCTATTCGTGGGGTCAGTACGGTTCGCTTCTGTCCGGTGGGTTGACGGTGGTCAATGAGGGCACGGCAGCCCAGACGGTGCAGTTCTTAGCCGCCAACATTGCCACAGACCTGAGCAACAACCCGACCACGGATGTCTGCGTGGTCTGCTCCAGCGGCATCAACGATATTGTTGGGCGCTCTGCGGCACAGATACAGGCAGACATTGTGAGCTGCTATGACGCGATTGTGGCGGCTAATGCGTGGCCTGTGTTCGTGGGCATCCCGCGCAGCAGTTCATGGGTCGCAGGTGGCCTCAATGACAAGGTTGATGAGGTTGAAGACTATTGCGCCAGTTACTTTGCGGCGCGTGGTGTGCCGTTTATTGCCCTGAAGCCGCTGGTCAGCGATGACACGGGGATTTACTCGGGCATGAGCGAGGACGCTCTGCACCTCAACGAGAATGGCGGCGCTGTAGTGGCGCAGGCTGTTATGGGCTGTATCAAGGCAACCTCATGGCGCAAGGCGGCGGTAGCGTAATGGCGACATACGGCGAAATAAAACAGCACGTACGGGATGTGACGCACCGCGCAGACCTGACTGATGACCTTATGGATGTCTGGTCGGCATCGGTCACGGCGCGGGTCAATGACGAGCTG